TGTTAACACGACCACCAGTATTATAATAGTTTTTATTTTTATATAACCAGTCATAATCAGGATTCATGTTCCAATAGTAATCTGTTAAAGCTTGTTCAGCATCTGTCATAGCATCAATTTTATTTTGCCAATCTGCCTCTGCTTGTTCTGCTTCTTCTTTATCTTTTTTTGCTTCTGCGGATATCCAAGGAGCAGCTCCCATACCTATTTTTGCCATAGTTGCACTATTAAATCCGGGAGGAGTTTGGAAGAAATCTTTAGCTTTGTTCATTGCTACTTTCATAGGTTGTTTACCTGCTATGTCTAAAGCGTTTTTCATTTTCTTATCAAACATTTTTTCACTTAAAGCAGTATCACCTAAAATTTCTTTATCCGTAAAGAAGTCTTTAAATGCTTGTCCAGTTACATCTGGTTGATCTAAGAAAGGCTTATAAGTATCAGGTGTAGGCATATTTTCTAAATATTCATTAAGGCGGGCGTTCTCACCTATTCCCCACAAATTGTTTTGATCTACGGCAAATACATTTCCATCATCAAATTTATAAAAATGTTTAGGTTCTCTGGCCATCCAAGAACCTTCTACGTCTTGTCCAAACCTCTCTCCAAACATCGTCATATCATCCGGCATGAACCAATCCTTAATAGTATCCATAAATGTATTATCCTGCATTCTCATTTGTTCAGGATTAAGTAAACTATTTTGCATATTTTGTAGTTCTTCATAGTAAGCACTTGGATCTGTAACAAGTTCCGCTGTATCAAGTTTAGCTTGTCTTAATGCAGCATCACTTGACTTATCTAATAAAACTTTATTGTCTTTTAAGAATTGTTTTTCTGCTTCTGTTTGGGACTGTGGACCGTGCAGCGCGCTGGCAGCTGCAGCCATTGCAGCTCCTTTCCAATCAACTTCACCACCCATTTTACCGGAAGCTAAAGCATTAGTTATTTGTGGCATAACCCATCTCATCATAGTAGGGTTTAAACCTGTCATACCAAATTTGCCTAGTAAGGAACCAATACCTAAACCTGGAGCAAACATAGATATAATAGGTAAGAAAGGAGCTAACTCCTTAGGCATTACTTTATCGGCTACTTTATTAACTACCTTGTTTAGTTTTTTCTTAATCGAACCCATTATAACCAATGTTCCTTTGTGATAATTTTGAAATGTTTTCTAAGCAGACCATTGTTTGGATCTAGTCTTAACCACTGTACTAATTTACCTGGTCCTAAAATATGTGTAAAAAATGTTTTATTAAATTTCATAGCATTATGTTCTTTTGTATAAATTGAATCTATTATCCAAGTCTTGTCTCCCTTATTCCAATCATAAAAACCTAACGAGTGGTCCTTTAAAAATTTTTGTTCGGTCTCTTCATCAAGAAGAGCCCAGTTTGTGAAACCAAATATTTTACCTTCATCATCACGATTGAGTACATATTGTTTCAGCACTAGAGAGGGATAAATGTGATAATAGATGTCTTTCAAAGTATCTTCGTGCCACATAGGATAATGCGTCTTATATAGCTCTATGATGTCTAATAGATCATCCATATTTTATCGCAAGATGGTTAGTCTTGTTTGTTAGCCTGTACCAGATCCTAGTGGTATCTGAACGACTTTTACCTGTATATCGCGAGCTTTGTGTACGTCCCATGGTTTTCCGCAATCCGAACACGTACCCGTTGCTTCTTCATCTGAATCTACCTCATTATCACAATTTTTGCAATAAATTCTCTCGTGAACCTCTGGTTGTACTATAGGGACAGTTTTCCCTTCAATAGACTGATGACCAAGTATTTTAGCGTCTTGTATCTTCCTCATGTAGTTATCTCCAAAACAGATACTATTATCTGTAATGCATTGGCTCCACTAGCTGTTGCCTTAAGAACATCTCCATCCTCTAATACTATAGTTTTCTCTAACAGCTCTACATCAGCATTAGCAGCAATAGAAAGAGCGTTTGTAATCTTTATATCAGCAGGACCTAAACTTCTGTCTGAATTAACTACGGTTAATGTTACTGCACCACCAGAATCGTTACACACTCTTATAGAACTAACTAATGATTGAACAGGTTTTTGAGCAGGTGTTGTAGATACATCTGCTGTAGGTACAGTATATATGGCTGTTTGGTTTGTAGAGGTTAAATCGACACTGGAATTTTTATATACATCACTCATTGTAGAAACCACATCCTAGCTGCTGACTCGTCCTTAACATCTTGCTGAAAAGTAAAGTTTAATTGATTAATAATACTCTCTAATTCTCTTATCAGAATATCTTGTTGTTGTCTATCAAACTCCTCTTGAGGCAACGGTAATCTTGTAATATTAATTCTGGCCATTATCTCGTACCATCCGGTCTTATATCCATTCTCACTGTTCCAAATCTCCAATCTGCATCCACTTCGTTGCTACCTATTTTTACATTAGCTTGACGCCCTCTACCTCTTGTCGAGAAGAACTTAGTTGAAGAAGTAACAACAGAGTTAAATGTTCTGGTATTGGTACTTGCCGGGTAATTAGCAAAAGTTATAGTAACCGTTGCATTACCTGTTTGTTGTTTAAAGTCTGGTATAACCCTAGAACATAAAAACACTTCATCCCCTTCTTTAATATCAAAGTCTCCAGAAGTTATATAATTATCCATAGCCGCTCCATCTGCGTTTGCTCCTTTTTCGTGTCTATATAATGTAGTTGCACCATCGGTTAAACCTAAGATTGTTTCATTGGTTGCAATAGCAGAGGCATTATAATAAGTAGCGTAAGGAAGCGGATACACACCTCTATCAACCCACGACGTTCTTGTAAAACCACTATTAGTGTGCCACACTTTTTCAAGATAGTTATAAGTTACACTTGCGTTTAAAATATCAGAACCACTTTTAGCATAGAACCATGTAACTTCATTAAAATCTGTATTAACAGCAATAGCTATTTGTCCTTCTGCTGTTGAGTTAATATCATCAAACACAAAATCTTGCACACTACATTCTAGTTTTTTGATTGCACCATCGAACACATAGAAAGCTGTTTGACTCATCCAAAAGGTAACACCATTTACATCTGCAACACAGTTTGCAGAAACTGCTCCACAGTTTGCACCAATTTGGTTTAGTCCAAATATAAACGGTGGACCAATATTATTTAATGAGTGTAGTGCTGTATCAGTCCATACAAGAATAGAACCACGAGAACGTTTAGCCGCTACAATTTTAGAACCATCTTGTATTCTAAAAGATCCAGCTGTATTAGCACTTGTTGGCGCCCATGTAGTATAATCTTCTTGAGAAGAAAATCTTATAAATAAATCATCTTGTGTATTTGTTGATCCAATAGTTGTTTCAGTTCCCATTAAAAATATATGTCTATCAGGAGATGAAACTAATAAGACTCTATTTGTCCCTGGAGCTTGTGATATTTTTACAGCTCTTGAACCTGTACCAACAGATAAATCCCAACGATATAACGAACCATCATTTCTAATTGCTAATAGATCTTCACCAAAAGTATCAAATTGCCAATAGCTAGCTTCAAGAGAAACACCAGAAGCTGATCGTGGAGTGTTCCATGTTTCCGCGTTCCACGTTCCAGTACCCCATCCAAAACCAAACTCTGATTTCTCACTACCACTTGATAGTTGATATTTAGCATTCCCCGTTCCACCTTGTGAACCAGCTGTGCCAGATGCATTGCTTGTATGAGTAACTTTGTAAGTGTTTCCATCAACGATTTCTGTAATCTCAAACTCAGCATTCATATTCAGTCCTTGAGCAGTTGAGAAAGAATCATATGTAACAAAATCACCTTTAGTAGCTCCATGAGAGGAGTGTGTAACAGTAACTACAGGTGATCCACTTACCATTGCAAACGGACCGTTTAACGCGGCTTCTAGTCTTATTGGTGTGATATCATAAGCAACCCCTTCAGAGTATACATATAATTTTCTATCTGTTCCTAAAGCTAAATGTCGTACACCTGATAAAGATACCCAGGCTAATGAACCGCGGACAACGCCAACAATTGTCTTAGTAATAACTTTTTCCCATCCACCTACTTTTTCAGGTAAGCCAGATCTAAACCTAACATTCTTAGAGTCTATCCATTTTCCTTCTGCACCATAAGTAGTAGTTTGTTTATCTATCCCAGGAGCAAATGATGCTTTAATTAAAGCCATTAGTCCTCCGTTTCTAAATAATCTCTAGCAGTCGTATTTGGAAATAAAACTCTATTCCATTCTAAACCTGGAATCTGAGTCTCTTTTATTAATGTTAGAGACTTTTCTAATTTTTCTACTCTAGCAGTTAAAGCATTTAAAGCTGTTTCTAATTCTTCGTTTGTCATAATTATGATATCCTTATAAATAACCCAGGGAAATAGACAGTGGCTGAACCAGAACTCTGTCCTCCCCAAGATAAAGTTTGTGTATGTGATTTACCTAAACAACGCCAAGTTCCAGATAAAGTACTACTACCCAGGGCTGATGCCCATGTAGCAAATAAAGATCCCGCACCTGATTGGTTTGCGGTTTGTGTGTATGCATAATATAAACTACTCCCAGCTATAGTAGTATTAGCGCTTTGTGAAGACGCCGTACATGCCAAAACTAAAGATCCTACAGAATCAAAAGTTGTACTAAAAGAACTTCCAGTAGGACCAGTTGGTCCAGTAGGTCCAGTAGGTCCGGTTGGCCCAGTAGATCCATTAGGTCCGGTTGGCCCAGTAGGTCCGGTTGGCCCCGATACACCTGGTTGCCATGCTCCATCACCTCGTAAGAAAACAGAACTGTCCGCGGTCCCCGATCCGAGGCGCGCGGTAGCTACTGTACCTGAACTAAGATTACTTGCGTTTAAAGTAGTCATACCTGATCCATCACCAGTAACCGCGGTAGCGGCTAACGTACCGGTGACCGTGGCCCCCGAACCAGAGGTCTCAATTTTTTTTGCGTCGTCGTGGTATATTTCAACTACACCATTAGCAACAGCTTTTAAATATTTTTCACCTGTTGTACTTTGTATCTCTAAAGCATTACCTACAATTAAACCACTAGTTCCATCTGACAATAATTTAAGATCCGTGCCTGCTCCCATTTGTATAGCAGCAGGAGCTGGTCCGCTATTATCAGGAAACACAATACTACCAGTCATTGTTCCACCAGCTTTTGGGAGCTTAGCTGTTATTTGTGTTTGTGCGTTTGAACTAAGAGTATTTATGTAAGCAAATTCTGTATTTGAAACTGTACCATCTACAACAGACGTAGCGGGTATAGTATTAGTAGGAATGTTAGCTCCTGTTGTATTATATTTTTTAGATTCGTATGTTGCCATAAATTATGCCTGTATATATTCAAAAATTACTACAAAGCCAGCAGAACCAGCTCCACCTGATGCAGATTGAGAATTAAATGGTAGTGCTCTTGCTGCACCACCTCCACCACCACATCCTGGCATATTGGCAGCTCCACCAGAAGAAGCACCATTATTTCCTCCTGAACTTAGTGAACCTGCTGCTCCTACATTACCACTAACTCGGTTAGACATCATAGTTTTACCTCCAGCTCCACCTGCTTGAGCTGAACTCCAATCTGATCCTTGTGATCCACCGGGATTATTAGAGTTTGAGAAACCAAAAAGAGGTGCTAAAGCATCAGTAATACCATGGGTTTCCCACCAATCGGCGGATGCTACACCATCTACTTGACCTCCAAGAGCAGTTAAAGTTGATCCATTTCCAGCTGGATTAAATGTTGTATGACCACCATCACTTATGGCAACAGCTGATGTAGGACCTCCACCTGTTGGCGCAGCGGGCGCATTTGATGTACCTCCACCAGCACCATAAGAAATACTTCCAGTGGCACCCATTTCTGTTGCACTATAAACAGTCCTAATAAGATTTCCTGGTCTTCCTCCAGCTCCACCTAGTCTTTTTCCATATGGGTTTGGGCCACCATAAACAGATACAGCTTGCCCTGACTGAGCACCAGAAACAGCATAAACTTCTGCCCATTTAAGACCAGTTGTTGCTGTGTAGTTTCCTGATGTTTTTACCTGTATATTTAAACTTACTGCCGGATTAGTTCCTGGAGGCCCTGTTGGTCCAGGTCCACCTGGAGATCCTGCTGGTCCTGCGTTTCCTGTTGGCCCGGTTGGTCCTGCTAATGCTGCATTAGCAACAGTAATTTTTTTCATGGCTCCTGAATCAGAAGTGTCAGATACTAGAATTAAATCATCACTTGCTCCTGTATTACTAGTAGGCTGACCTGATATAAAATCACCAGTTACTCCAGAAGAACCTACTGTTAAATACGTTGCATTGTCTGCATTGTTTTTAAATTCATATGTGTCCTCTAAAAACTTTAAAGTACCTGTTCCATTTTTAATATATGAGTTTGACGAGTCGTGGTATATTTCTAAGTCAGCACCATCTCCAAACGTAGCTTTTACATTATCACCAAAAGCTGCTGCTCCAGTCATTGTACCGCCCGCTAGTGGTAGTCTTGCACCTAATTGTGTTTGTATTGATGATGTTACACCATTAACATAACCAAATTCTGTATCATCTACAGTTCCTGGTTCTACTGAAGCTGTTGGAATTGTATCGGATAAAATACTAGCACCAGTAATTTTATATTTCTTGGATTCATATGTTGCCATACTACTTCTCCGTTATTTTCCAGCCCTGTGATGCTCCTGTGAAAACTAAACTAAAAGCAGCATCTTCTGTTGCAACAGTTAAATCAGAAGCAGCTCCATAAATGTTTGAACCGTTTCTAGCTACTGTTAAAGCATGTGTATCAAAACTTCCCATTAGATCCATAAATCTAACTTCATCTCCTGCACTTGGTGATGCTGGTAAAGTTAGTGTAATAACTCCTCCAGAAGTGTTTGCTAATATACTTTCCCCTGCAAAAACATTATCAGAAGCAGTAACAGTTCTCCAAGCTCCTCCTGAACTTGCACTACTAACAATTGTATACCAATTAGTCCCATCATTAGCTAATACAGCTCTTCCTCCGGGTGCAACAACTTCTGATAAATTACCACCCGTTAGTTTCATTTGAATAGTACCGTTGTCAGTACCATCATTTATAATAATAAAAATTCTATCTTTACCTGCTCCTGTATCTTGTTGTTCAATTACAAAAGCACTTGTATGACCGTGAAATCTTAAAGCAGCTTGTCGTGATTCATTACTTGCTTGTGCAACTGGACCTTGACCATTTGTTAATTGATAAGGAGAAGAAGCTGATCCTAAGTTTTTTGAATAAACTGCGGTAATAGATTCTTCTAGTGTGTTTGAAAATGTGTTGTTAGTAGTTGTTCCCCATGAGTTTGCTTGTTCTCCTGAACCTATCAACTCAATTTTGAGTCTACCTGAATATGTTGATGCCATACTATGCTACCTCTTGCTGATCAATTGTACCAGCTCCTGTTGTTGATACTTCTGTATATGAGCCGCCTCCAGCTCCAGAAGTTGATGTATTTGACCATGAGGCTCCTCCAGCTCCGGTAGTTGAGACGTTAGTCCAACTACTTCCTCCAGCTCCAGAAGTAGCTACATCAGACCAAGATGCACCTCCACTTGTTGTATCATCAACATCGCTCCATGTAAAGACCCAAGGTGTAGAAGAAGTGGAATCTACAGTTATCCCTGTTACACTTACAGTAGAATTAATATTGAGAATAACACTATTTAAGGCTGCTGAAATAGTACTACCTGTTACTTCTTTATATAAGAATTTATCTACATTTCCTAAACTCAAAGAAGCGCTTTGACCTGCTATTGTAGGTTTTAGCTCAGGTATAATACTATTTAAAGTAGATCCAATAGATTGACCTGTTACAGCTATCTCCCAAGTAGGAATAACACTATTTAAAGTACTAGAAATAGCATTAGTGGAAGGGGTTATATTTGCGTGTGCAACTACAGTAACAGAATTTATAGCTGCTGTAAGAGCTTGACCTGTTGGTGTTGCTATGGTTTGTGGATCTACAGATCCAAGTGTGGAAGTCATGGAACTTCCAGTAGCTGTTAAGGTAGCTGTACCACTAACAGTTACACTGTTTAAAGCAGCACTGAGCGCGTTGGTAGCGATTGTTGGAGCTAATTGAACAGTTTCATTACCTTGAGCAATAGAAACAGAATTACCATTTACATGGTGAGTACCTTGAACTTGGTATCCATTAGAAAGAGTTGTGGTTACAGTGAAACCAGTTGCAGATATTGTTACATTAGATGATGTAGCACCTAAACCACCAAAAGTATCCGTAGCAAAAGGAATAATACCAAAAGACATTAATTATCCTTTTTGCATTTACACTTACATTGGTTTTTGTCTAGTTCTTTAATTGCTTCAATTAATAGAGGGATAAGTTTCTCATACCAAACAGTTAAGTATTTTTTATCTATAGGAGCTTCTGTAACTACTTCAGGTAAAACCGCTTCTACTTCTTGTGCACTGACACCTACCTGACGTTTATCATTTTTATATCCAAGTGATTTTGCTAATTCATTTTCTTTAAAATAGTATCCTGTTATATTTCTTATTTTATCGAGTGCAGACTCAATAGGCCCTTCAAAATCTTTTAATCGAGAGTCGGAATAATAAGCGGTTACATTATTGGTCGCTCGGATTTCTCCAGCGGTTCCTGATCCTGCTGTACCGGCACCTAAACTATTTACTTGTGCGTTTGAGTTTGTTGTAAAGCCACCTGCTGGTCCCGTTGGTCCCGTTGGTCCGGTTGGCCCTGTTGGACCAGTATTACCGGTTGGCCCTGTTGGTCCCGTTGGCCCTGTTGGTCCCGTTGGCCCTGCTGGTCCTTGTAAAGCTAAATTAGTTACAGTTGATTTTTCCCAAGCTCCTGCATCTACATCATAGTAAGGAACTAAATCAGAAGCCGCTGCGTCGGTTCCTGTTGGGAAAGCAGTTATCGCTGTACCAACCTGACCAGCAGATAAAGCGTTGCCTGTTATGGTTCCTGTTAAAGTTGTGGCTGTTAAGGTCCCGGTTACGGTGACTCCCCCTGTCACAGTTTCCAACTTTTTTGAGTTATCGTAATACAGTCTTGCCGCACCATTCTCAGTACAATGAATCATAGTTTCAGAATTATCCGCACTTTGAAGATAGAATTGATTAGAATTTATTATTAATCCACCTGTCCCTGAATCTTTTATATAACTATCAGAACCATCATGAAATATCTCAAGTCCATCACTTGAAGTTCCATAAATAGACTTAACATCATCATTATGAATTGTAGAACCTGTCATCGTACCACCAGCTTTTGGTAAAGCTGCGTTTGCTGTATTTGTCGTATTTGTTAATACTGCATCTCTTACTGAAATATCTACACCATCAACAGTTTCTGTTGATGCCATGGTTATATTACCTGTCATTTCTCCACCAGCTTTTGGTAAAGCGCCAGTAGCTAAAGCTCCAGCGGCTGAAACGTCTACACCATCAACAGTTTCTGTACCAGACATAGTTATATTGGCACCACTAAGAACTAAGTTACCAGTCATTGTTCCACCAGCTTTTGGTAAAGCAGCATTTGCTGTGGTTGTTGTTGATGTTAAAACACCGTCTCTTGTAGCTATATCTACACCATCAACGGTTCCTGGAACTGAAATATTTCCACTATTGTCTTCATAAACAGCCTTACTTGCTGGCTGTGTTACAAACACATCTTTTGTACCTGCTGAAAAATCTATCTTTGAAGTGTTGCCTGCTGAATTAGCATAAACAGTATCTCTTGAAAGTGTGTCTGTAGAAGCATCAGTTACAGTACCAATACCAACTTCCCATTGGGAACCACCTTGCATAGAAATACAATAATAGCATGTGTTTGAGTTACCAATTCCGGAAACAAAAGTTTGAAACCCTGTTACAGCTCCGGCTAGGTCAAGTGTGCCTGTGCCAGTAGTTGTGGATGTCTCTTTGACACGATCATTTAAAACAAGGGCCATTCATTTAGCTCCTTATGTTAGTCTTAATAGCTCTGATCCGCCACCCGCTGTCGGGAATTGAATAGTAAATGTTCCATTAGTTGCTGTGAAGTCGCCACCAAACGCTAATACTACAAATGCATTATCACCACTAGAGGCATCTCCTGATGACTGATAAATCAATGCACCATTCGCTGTGAACGAAGCACCAGTCCAAGAAACATCTGCAAAGTCTACATAAGAAGTAGTTGTTGACATGGTTACAGTTGGACTAGTTAGTGTAGCTCCTCCTGTTGTATAACCACTACCGTTAGCTACTTGGTTGTCTGAAGCTTGCGCCGCATAGTTAGCAGTTGCAGCTCCTAACGTTGCACTTGAAGTAAATAAAGCAATTTTATAAGTAGCACCACCATCTAAATCGTGGTTTCCTTTTAACAGTTCTCGCTTAAAAACATTACATACTGCCTGTGCTATCGCCATATTTTTCTCCTAATTAAGGGTTTTTAGATGGAATAGGAATGCGTAAAGAACCATCCCTATATTCATCTCTTCGTTTTTTACCTAATTGTTCTTGTGCAAGCTGTTGTAGAGCCTCTTTATAAGATTGCTCATAAACTTGTTGATCTTGTGGAGCTTTCAAGAACTTAAAAGCTTCACATAGGCACGCATATAAAATTACGCGTGGTGCATTTTTACTTACCCAAGTAGTAGTATTACCACTTCCTAGGCCGGCGGGTTTTCTAGTTATCCCGATCTCAAATTTATACACCGCATTTGGCGTAGGTGCAATAGCTATTGTACCCATGTCCCATGTAGCATAATATTTTGGTTTTATAGTAGAAGCCGTTTCTGGCTTATCATAATATTCATTCAAAAAATCAACGTCAACTCTAACTAATTCAGACCTATCTCTGGTACTTGCATCTGTATATATTGTAACATATCTAATAGTAGTAATATCCGATAAATCAGGAGCTGCTGGATCAGCAGCATCATAACCAGGTAGTCTTAAAAACCTGCTTCCACTAGCTGTATTTCCATTAACGACTCCCTTTACATTATCGAGCTCTATATCCCTAAATATTCTATGTTCAGAATGCTCTATAAAATCATTAACAATAGCATCTGTTAAAACCTGACTATCTGTTTCTGTGTATTCTCTAATCTGTGTTACTAATTCTGCGTATGTTGTCATGGTAATATTGTAAGCGGTCCTACGGACATATTGCCTCCTCCAAAATCTCTTAT